TTATCACAAGAAGGCTCAAATGGTGCATATTGGCAATCATACGGAGCGGATGCTTCTACTGTTGGTACTTTTAATTTAAGACAGGCATCAAGTGATTTTTCTATTGTAAGAACTCCTTTATCTATATCTTCAACAGGTGCAGCAACTTTTCGTTCAAGCGTAACAGCTAATGGAACTTTAACAGTAAATGAAGATGGAGCAAGTACAAAAATTATTACAATTCGTTCAAATTGGGCTGGTGTAGACCCTGCAATAAATGTAACTACTAATAATTCTTTATTGTTAATGACTAACAATACCGAAAGAATGCGTATCACATCAGCAGGGAATGTCGGTATCGGAACTACTTCGCCAAATACAAAGTTACATACAGCGGGTAGTTTAACAGTAGATGATATAATTTATTTACAAAGAGCATCTTCTTCATTATTTTTACCTATTGCAAATTATTGGAATGGTAGCGGAAATCCTTTAGCAGGAACTAAAGGAGATATTTTAGCAATCGGAAATGCAGGTGGGGATGGTTTAGTATTTGTAAATAGCAATACCGAAAGAATGAGAATTGATGGGAATGGTGCAACTTTTGCAAGTGGTGTATCTTTAAATTCTGCAACTGCTCCAGCAAGTGGTATTGAATTTCCAGCTACACAAGTAGCAAGTGCTTCAGCTAATAATTTAGATGACTACGAAGAAGGAACTTGGACACCTTCTTTAGGTGGAACTACTACTTATACTGCACAAGGAGGAACATATACAAAAATAGGTAGACAAGTAACTATTAATTTTTTAATAGGTGTTAATATTCTTGGTACAGGAAGTTCAAGTGTTATTACAGGTGTACCTTTTACTGTAAATTCTACAAATAGGGGTTCTGGTGGGGTTGCTTATGTTGAAGCGCCTGTTGTAGCTTATGCGTCTATAAATCCTGCGGTTTTAACAAGCACAACACAATTAATATTTGCAACAAGTACTATTTTAGGAGTTTGGGCAGACCAATCAAATGTTTTTACTAATGGTACAATTATTTCGGGAACAGTAACATACTTTGTATAATTAAATAAATAAAAAAATGATAGAAGAAATAACATACATTAGTGAATTTAATGTAAACGAAAACGGAACAATTTCAATTCGTAAAACTACGGATATTGTTAAAGATGAAGTAGTAATTGCTTCAAGCTATTGGAGATGTGTTTTAGAAGTAAATGACCCTACTGCTGATGAGGTTTTAGGTGTTGATACTTACTTTAGAAATCTTGCTCAATTTGCTTGGGATTCTTTGTAAAAAGAGTAACTTTGAACTATGAACAACGAAACAATATTTGGAATATTAGGTCAAGGACTTGATATTGCTACACAAAAAGGAGTATTTAATTTAGGTGATGCAAAATTAGTAGCTGATGCTTTATTAGAACTTAAAAGAGTTTTAGACATTCAAGAACCAGAAGTGGTTAAGGAATAAGTAGTATAATACTATATTAAAGAGTGTCTTGGTTAATCGCTAAGGCACTTTTTTATTATATTTGTATAAAAAAACATTATGTAATGAAGAACTTTGTCCTTAATAATTTATCTGCTATATACATTTATATTATAGTGTATTTTACCCCAGTATTTCCAGTCTTGTTTGGACTTGGATTTTTAGTTTTAACTGACTTTGCAACTGGTATGTTAGCAGCTAAAAAAAGAGGAGAAGTCATTTCATCAAGAAAAATGCGACCTACTATCACTAAAGGTATAGGCTATATGGCAGCTATTTTAGTGGCTCATACATTCGAGAAGTCTTTTATGCCAGACTTAAATTGTTTAAAGATTGTAAGTGGTCTAATAGCCTTAATTGAGCTTAAATCGCTTGATGAGAATCTTAAAGATTTAACTGGCAAAAGTTTCTTTAAACAATTCTTCAAAGAAGGCAAATGAAAATAAGTGAGAACGGCCTAAAGCTTATTGAATTTTTTGAGGGATTAAGACTAAAACCATATTTATGTAGTGCAAAAGTACCAACTATTGGTATCGGAACAACCATTTATCCTAATGGCAAAAAAGTTAGTATGAAAGATGCTCCTATCACAAAGGAACAAGCATACGAATACCTTAGACACGATATATCTAAGTTTGAAAAAGACCTAAACTATCTTCTTGGAATGACTAAAGTTAATCAAAATCAATTTGATGCTTTATTATCATTTGGTTATAATGTTGGAATGGATGTAGATGCAGACACTAAAGCAGAGGGTCTTGGAGATTCTACATTACTCAAAAAAGTGAAAAAAAATCCAAATGACCAAACTATTAAAGCAGAATTTTTAAAATGGAATAAGGCTGGTGGGGTTGTAGTAAACGGATTAACAATTAGAAGAAATAAAGAGGCAGATTTGTATTTTAAGAAATAATCTTTAACTTGCAGAAAATTAAGGGATTATGCGTTACAAATCTAACGACCTAATTGTATGGAATGGAATTATCACTTACTACTCCGTTATCAAGCCCCTATTGAGTTCCAGAGATTCAATAGCCTTTGCACAGCACGAAGATATTTTACTTTATAATTCATTTGTATGAACCTAAACAGACCAAGATTAAGCCCTAATGAGTTCAATCTTAGGCAAGAAAAAAAGCTATGGGATAAAAAACTTTATTCTGTAATGATATTCTCCGATGTTCACGGATGGTTAGCCGACCTAAGAACTTTAAAATGTATCAACAACATCCTAAAGGATAATAAATTTGATGAAGTATGTATTAATGGAGATTTGGTAGATATGCCATTTTTGTCTAAACATACACAAAAGCTTTATATGGATGGTATTTTAAACGGCTACACAGAAATAGGCGAGATAGACTATACCGTAGAACAAGTCTTAAAACCATTAAGATTAAGCACAGATGCAGAGATTCGCATTCGTACTGGTAATCATTGTGAAAGGATTACAAAACCTAACTTATTGGGAGATAAGCAGTTAAAAAACTTAGCTATCCTTTACAATAACTTCCAGACTACTAAGCTTGAGGAAATGCTTCAATTAGAGGCTTTAGGGATGAATTATGACCCTTCTGATGTATTTACCTACTTTGATATATTTGATGTAACACACGGCCTTAAATTGGCTAAGAACGCAGCAGAACAGAACATAAAGGATTATATGTCCTCTGGCTCTACTGGCCATACCCATAGATTAAACTCTAAATACCTTACAAATAGGAAAGCTCCTTATGTTTGGTTAGAATCTGGATGTACCAGATTAATCAATCAAGTGGAATATTTGCCTACTGGAGTGGTAGCAGACTGGCAAAATGGCTTTGTAACGGTGCATTTTTGGGTAGATGGCGATAAAGTGCGTTTTTTTGCATCTCCGCACATTATTATTGATGGAAGATGTTACTATAACGGAGTGGTTTACGACTTCAATAAATCTTAAAATCTTCGTATTTTTATGTTATGGCTGATAACATAGAAAACATAGATGATATTGATGAAGTAACCGATGACCAAACTCTCGCTGAAATAGATTTATTTTGGGGGATGTTTAAAGATTCAGAGGAAATGTCTTTTACTTTTTATAATTCACAATTTAAAGTAGATTTGCAAATGCAATTAATGCGAATGATTAAAACACGATTGAATTTTTTAGACTATGAGCAAGAGGATGAAACTAATTGAAAGACTACAAGAACTATATTCAGAAATAGAATTACTCAAAAGAGAAATAATAAAAGAAACTAACTTAGAAAAACAAAAAGAGAAACAGAATGAAAAGTATCGAAGAAATTAATCATCTTGAAAGCTGTATTTGTGATGTTATTTGCCCTAATTGCACAGAAAAATACAGACCTCATACAGAAGAAGCTAAAGTCCCATTAACTGGCGAACAGATAGCAGATGCAGTATTAAAGCCAAATTATTATAAAGCAGTAATCAAAGGTGTTGAATTAGATGTTTATGATATATCTGATGCCTACAATTTAAACAACTTTAAGTTTAATGCACTTAAATACATTTTAAGGGCTGGGAAAAAAGATTCTTTAATACAAGACTTAAAAAAAGCTATTAGGTGTTTGGAAAGAAACATTGAAAAGGAAATGTTGTAATTTCAACATATAAGTGATACCTTTGTCGCCCTATGACAGAAGAACAGATATTATTATCGTTAGAGAAAGAGATTGAACAATTAAAAGAAATCCTAAAAAGTAGGGAAGAAAGATATGAAGAAATTAAGTCTAATGGTAGTAGTTTTACTACTCTTTTCTTGCAAGACCAAGACTGTTGTTAAGGTTGAAAAAGAAGTAGTTACCGAGGTTAAAGAGGTAATTAATACAGTTTATACCGATACTGGTAAGATTATTACTAAGACTGAATATATCTACGAGGTTAAGTACGATACTATCAAAAAAACCTATTACTCTGTAATTACTAAGGTACTTGAGAATAAGAACGAAAATAAGGCGATTTCAGCCAATAAGAAGGAAGATAGGGTGGTTGTACAAAAAGAAAAAGAAAGTTCAAAGGAGGTCATTAAAAAGCCTTCATTTAGCGATATGGTATCTAATTGGGTTATAGTCCTTGTTTTAGGGTTTATTGCTTATTTAATAATAAGAAAATACATATTATAAAAAAGTTTGTATCTTTGTAATGTTTTAAGTTTTTAAGGTAAATAGTTTGGTTTAGGGAAGCTCCACTTAGTGTGGGGCTTTTTTTGTATATTTGAATAAAAAAGTTATGCCACTAAGAAAAGCAAAAGGAACATCGAAAAAGGCTGTACAATCAGCTATATCCTATAACATTAAAGATTTAATGAAGGATAATAAGAAGTCTGGTAAAGCAAGAGGTGCAATGGGCAAAACAAGGCCTATGAACCAAATTTTAGCTATTGCTATATCTAAAGCAAAAGGAAAATAAAAAAAAGTTTGTAGTTATTAAAAACATTATTACCTTTGCAGTATCAAAGAGTATTTATTCGACACAGTAGATACCCTTTCGATAGGGAAACCAGAGCAAAAATTTTAATTGGGGTATAAAGTGTGTCGGCTTTATATCCCTTTTTTTATTTAGCTTTAAGCATAATCTGACTGACTTTAACAAGTGGACAAAGAGAGGCGAAAGCCATCTGTACTACCAGTATGTAGGTCAAACTTTTAAATCTTGTGATTGGGCTGTAAAACACCTTCCCAGCAAGAGCCAAGCTATTACCGATTCTTATTTGAGGAGCTAATAATTTAGTAAGTTTAAGTGTTTATATTCTCTTAGGGAGGGGAGGGTATAAACACCTTTTTCTTACCACTAAAACCTTAAACTTTTCTCGGAGCTAATAATATAACAATTATGAAGATAGAATGTATTAGAGCTGGTAAATCTAAATATTTAACAGACAATAAAGAATACGAAGTTATTAAAGAAGATTTTAATGACTATTATATAGTAAATGATAATAATATGTATCAAAACTATAAAAAGAATAGATTTAGAATCATTCTAAATTGCAAATAAATTATTATTATTACTAAATCATCACTAACATTGTAAAAAAAACTAACTATGGAAGATTTAAAAGAACACCAGTATTGGATTGACAAACAAGAAGATTTAGCAAGTGATTGCGAGAATAATGATATTGATACAGAATGCGAAGATTAACTTTATTAGAGTTATGCCTTATTTATATCTTAAATATAGTTTTGATTATATTTGTAATTCAGCTCATAATTAACGGATTTCTTTATGTATTAAGGTTTTATAATTTAGAATCATTCTAAATTGCAAATAGTTCTTGACAGATGTTAAAATAAACCACACCTTTGTCCTACCAAAACAAAACGAAAATGATAAAACTTAAACAACCACAAATTTTAGATGTTCAAGTGAGCAACTTTAATTTCCAAGAGGAGTATCTTGTATCTTATACAGATGGAGATATTATCTACCACCACGACTTTTTAATTGCAGACCTTATTAAATGGGTATGTAACAATCACATTGTAGGCTATGGTGGAATGGTAGCATTAGAAATTAAATCTTCTAATCCAAACCAGAAAGAACCTATTATTGTTAGAGAGCCTTTGCAGACTTTTATTGAAGCAAACTACAAAGGTATTATTCAAAATCTATTAACTCAACCAAGTTTATGATTATCACTTATAAAAACCATTTAGATGAGCAAGGCTTACCTAAAGTGCGAGAAGTTTTAGTCCAATCAAGTGTTGGAGTTCCTCCAGAGGAGTTAGGAATACAATTACACCAATGGGCATTATCAATTAGATGTCAAGCAGACTTAGTCTATAAGAAATTACACAAATTAGAAAAAAGAGATAACTATTTACTATTTAACAAATAAAATGAAAAACCTAATCAAAATCCAATCAGAGCTTAAAGCTCCAAAGAACCAAAGAAATAACTTTGGCAATTACAATTACAGAAATTGCGAAGATATTTTAGAAGCAGTAAAACCATTGCTTGATAAATATGAATGCACACTTCCTATTAGTGATGATATTGTAGAAGTTGGTGGTAGAGTTTATGTAAAAGCTATTGCTACATTTTATGATATAAAATTAGGAACAAGTTTAAGTGTTTCAGCATTTGCAAGAGAGCCAGAACAACAAAAAGGAATGTCAGAAAGCCAAGTTACTGGAGCTTCAAGTTCATACTCACGCAAATATGCTCTTAATGGTTTATTTCTTATAGATGACACTAAGGATGCTGATGCTACTAATACTCACGATAAAGAAACTACTCAAGTTGTTGTAGAGAAGAAGAAGCCAGTATTACTTTTAAATACAGAAAACTTTGGTAATTGCCGTAAAGCATACTTAAAAGATAAGTCTAACTTGGTAAAGATTTGCGAGAAATACGAAGTAAGTAATGAAGTTCACTTTGCCTTAACTCAAGAATAATGAATAAGTTTAAGATAAGACCAAGTTCTATGGGCAAGATAATGGGAAAGCTTGATAAAAATGGAGAGCTACCTAAAACTTGTACCACATACCTAAAAGAATGGTATGCAGATAGCTACGAAGAAATCAGTTCTAAGTATATGACTAAGGGCATATTAATGGAAGATAAAGCTATTGACTTTATGGCCGAGCAGTTAGGTTATGGCTTAGCAGAAAAGAACATTAACATTTACTCTAATGAGTGGTGTCTTGGTACTCCAGATGTTATCCAAGATAATACAGTTATAGACATCAAGTGTTCTTGGAGCAAGAAAACATTACACGATGCAATAGAGCTTAATAAAGACTACGAATTTCAGCTTAGGGCTTATATGTGGCTTTTAGATGGTGGGGTAGATACAGCTATTTTATTCTATGCTTTAATGAATACTCCAGCAGAAGCAAACTATGGTACAGAGGTAAGTTATGAGCATTTACCAGCTAATGAAAGATGGTTAGCATTTGGCTTCGCAAGGGATTTAGAAATCGAAGCTCAAATGAAAGAGAGAGTTGAGTTGTGTAGAGAATGGTTAGAGGAGTTTGATGGTGAAGTAAAAAAAAAATTAGCAAAAATAAATAAATAACAAAGTGGAGAACAAGAAAAACTATGTAGGAAGTGGTAAGACCAAGAGCCTACAATTCGGAGAAGTACAAGAGTTAAGTTTAAACATTGAGCAACTTAACAAGTTACCAAGAAGTGCAAAAGGTTACATTCGTGTAACAGTTTCAAAAAGGAGAGAAGCAGACCAATTCGGTAATGACTTATCCGTAGTAGAAAACACTTATGTGCCTAAGACAAGGCCAACGGATGCTAACGAGGATGCTTTGCCATTCTAAATATTGATGATATGCTCTACCAATCGTTCTTTTTGCATAAAGGTCAGTTTTTTTATATAACAAAAAAGTAGAAGGGGTTTTACTTGACCTAATATAAGTTGTGGTAGGCTTATATTTTAATTTAAACTATTTATCTTAAAACAATGAAACAGAAAACACAATTACAAATGGTTAAAGAGCATTTAGAGGCTCATAAATCAATTACAAGCTGGGAAGCTATACAAACATATCATATTACAAGATTAGCTCACTATATCCTTTGTTTAAGGAAAGATGGATTAACTATCCAGAGTGAGCAAGTTAAAAGTGAGGGCAAATGGTGGGTTAAATATAACTTATGCTAAGTATAGAAAGATTGTTTCTGGATTTAGGCTTGGAGCTTGATAAGGATAAATTGGAGCAAGTAGAGAAAAAGTATATTGTTGTTCCAAAGGGAGTAAGGGTTAATAGAAAAGATGTTATTATTGATGTCTTTAATAAGATAGCTTTGTTACACGGATTATTACCAGAAGAAATATTTGGTAAAAGAAGATTTGCAAAGTTTGTTAAGCCTAAACAAGAAGCCATTTATGTATTAACAGAGCTTGGCTATGGAGTGGTAGAAATCTCAAGAGTATTAAAGTGCGACCACGCAACAGTTATTTACCATAGAGAAACTATACAAGGCTTTACAGAGATTGATTCTTATTACAAGAATAAGCTTGAAAAGAAATACAGAGATTTATTAAGAGGAGAAACAGTTTTTCCATTAGAAACTTTAGCCCAAGCGTTATGATGATAGATAAGAGAGATGAGCTTATTGAAATCCAGAAGGATATAATAGCAAGATTAGAAAAGTTAGTAGCTTTGCAATTAGAAAAAGAAAAAGTTATGCAGAGTATGATAGATAACCTATCAGCACAACTAAGTTTAATTCATTGGTTAAATGAAATAAAATGAGAAAGGAAGAAAGAGTACAAGCCATAGCATTAAACATATGCTACGAGTACAATCTAAGTATAGAAGTGATAGAATTATTTTTACAACTGGTAACGATGCCTAAATGGGTTAAGAAGCCAGAAACAGCAATAAGACTATCAATCAAGAAACTTGCAGAGTTTCAACCACCATATCAAAAAGTATTAATCGAAAGTGCAATCTCTGGGAACTATCAAGGTTTAATATTCTCGGATTCAAAACAAAAAGAAATAAATTACTTAAAATCAATTAACAATGAGCCAGTTAGTAAAATATCAAGACTCCAAAGAATTATCGGTAGCGAAGATAATAGAATGCAATTCACTACCAATAGCCTTATTGAAGAAGGAGGATGCTAAAAGCCTTCAAATAAACCTATCAGCTTTTATGATTGAGTTTAGCTCTATTTACAAGATAGATGATTCAAAGAACCTAACTGATGAGGAAATTAAGACTTGCGTAAACATTTTATTAACAGACTATTATTGGTTAAAGTATGAAGATTTTGCAATGTTCTTAAAGAATGCGAGAATGGGAAAGTATGGTAAGATATATGGCAGTTTTGATACACCTACATTCTTTCAAATGTTAAGCCAGTATTGCGATGAAAGAGTTGAAGTAAGCAAAGAGATAAACAGAGTAGCAATGGAGAAGGAAGCAAGAACTCCTATTAGCCCAGAAACTCAAGCTTTAATTGATGATTTTAAGAAGCAGTTGCAAGAGAAGAAAGTTAAAAGAATGAATTTTAACGATGAGATACCAGAGATGCGAGAGCAACAAAAGCAAATGAACAAGTATATTGCAGAGTTTAAAAAGAAAGTTGGCCATTGTTCTGGCTTCTTAGAGATAAACGGCAAGATGCTTGGGATTAACGAATACTTAGAATTTAGATACAATGAAGAAAAAGAGCTGTAATAGATGTTTAAAGGAAAAGCCAATCTTTGCAAAAGGATTGTGTAAAACTTGCGACATCGTAGAGAATCCACAAAAGTATCTTATAGGGAAGAAGCCCAACAAAGAAAAGAAAGTTGCTACCAAAAAGAAGAAAACAGAAACGGTAACATCACTAAAAAAGAAATTAGATACATACTTTAGTCTTTACATAAGATTAAGATATGCTGATGAAAATCTTATGGTAACTTGTTTTACAAGCGGTAAAGTAATGAAATACACAGAATCACAAGCTGGGCATTATGTATCACGAAAACATTTATCAACAAGATGGAATGAAACTAATGTTCAAGTTCAAAGCGTTGCAGAAAATATGTTCAATCAAGGTAATGGGCCAATGTTTGCAATCAAGTTGGATGACAAGTTTGGGCAAGGAACAGCAAGGTCTATGGTAGAGCTTAGCCTAATACCATTTAAACAAGGAATTGATTGGTATAGGGAACAAGTGGCCTATTATAAAGAACAATCGGATTTATTAAAAGCTAAATTAAACATAGAATAGTTATGAAAACAAGATTTGATTTTAGTCCAGAAGTATTTTCAATAGATGGAAATTTACTTGATTGCTATGATTATTACGAACAAAACTTAAAAGAATTTGGATTTATCTTTGATAAAGAAGAAGAAGCCGTATATAAAGAGTTTGATAAAGAAATTACACTTAATGAGGGCGATAGAGTTATTTTAGATGGGATTGGGTTAAGGATTATAACTTGGAGATGCTATGATATTGATAAGGATTTAATGACTTATGTTTTAATAGAAGAATAGTTAGCAATGAACATAGAATATAACTGTTATAAAGAAAAAGGAAAGCTAATAGTAAAGAATAGAGATTTACTAAATGCAGAGATTGATACCTTACAAGAAGGGATTGATTATGTTTTATCCATCAAGAAGAAGAAAAGGATGCGTTCTAACGGACAAAATAGATATTACTGGGCTATCGTAGTACCGAATGTATTACTTGGCCTTAGAGATGCTGGTTTCAATGAAATTCGCACAAGGGATGATGCACACAATATTATCAAAGTAAAGTTTTTAAGATATGACATCCAAAACATAATGGGAGAGCATATAGAAAGCTTTAAGAGTACAAGTGAGTTAAGCACTCAAGAGTTTACAGATTTTATAGCAGAGGTACAGATATGGGGAGCAGAGTTCCTTAATATATCAATACCAAGCCCTAATGATGATTTAGAAATAGAATTTATATGACACCAAAAGAAAAAGCAGTAGAAATATTTAATAAAATGTGTAATGAAGTTGATGAATTATTACCATTAGATGTTAAAGAATGTGCATTAATAGCAGTAGATGAAATATTAGATGCAATAATTGGAACATATGATTTTGATATAATAAATGAGTATTGGGAAGAAGTTAAACAAGAAATAAAAAAGCTATGATTAACTTCTACGAGGTAATAATAAGAGTAAATGGCTTTATAACCAGCACCAGAATAATAGCCAAAGAAAACCCTACCATACTCGAATACGAAAATAGGGTTAAGGATTCCTATTACGG